CTTTCTTGTACGAGAACACCAGGTGATACTTGAAATGCCATAGGTTAATTCTCCTCTTTAATTAGCTAATTTATTGTTAATTTCAAAATTCATAAGTTTTCTTATGTCCATAGTCAAACTTTTTATCATTGTAGATATTTATAATAACCCAAAAGTAGAGATTATTGTCCTTTTCTTGTCACAGGAAACCATCGTGTCCCATATTCATCTATTGTTTCTTCATGTTCAGGATCACTGTTTATACCATCATCTACAAAACCAAAAGGTGCCATGTCTTGTTCTATTAATTTTTCCTGTTCCATGTACATTTGACTTCGTATATTTGAGTCGGATAACTCTTTAAAGTATGGTTGATTTGATAACCATCCAAACATAACTAGACACATAACTAAATCGTCATTTGTACCTTCTTCTGCCTGCCAACTATTACCTCTACGAGAAAATGTTGACATTTCTTCAATTATGTTAAAGTCATTGATTATTAGTTTATCACCCTCCATAAGCGTCTTAAAATTCGCACAACCGACCTTTTTTATCTGCTTTGTCATTCTAATACCTAGTGATGTACCTCTACCTGAAAACATCGCTCCAAGTATTTGACCAGCTCTACCCTTTTGAGTAGTCATCAATATATTAGGATATTCTAACTCATAGTGCATCGCCTCTGATATAGCTTGACCTAAATCATTGACTTCAACTAATACATGCGCTTCATTATACGCCTTACAAGTTTGTGCCACTATATTTGGAAAGACAAATGGTTTAACTTCATTATTTTTATAAGTCGCCACTATTTCATAGTTTATTTTATCACCTATTTTTGTAACGTCAAATATTATAAACGCAGAGTAGTCTTTGTTTGTTCCTCTGGCTACGTCAACTGTACAAACATAAAGTCTATCTTTGTCAGGTCTCTTAAACATACGCAGTCCACCTTTAGATTGTAATGGGTCTATGTAAACTGTATTCTTTATTTTTGCTGGTGAGATAAGCGTATCTACACTACCTAAAAACTCACACTCAAACTCTTGCGAAAACTGTTCTTCACTCGTATTTCTAATTGTATCTTCTTTCCACTTTTGATCTCTACCAGGAACTTCTGACCAATGAACCTCAACAGGAACATAGTCATTTTTCTTATTAGTCGCATCTGTCCATATCTTATAAAACTGATTCATACCATGTGGTGTAGATACAATAATTAGTTTTGTTTTTGTACCAGAAGATATTGTAGGATATACTGAACTGAAAAACATATCAGATATATTCGCTGGTACGAAAGCAAACTCATCTAAAAATATTATATTATAAGAACCACCCCGAATGGCTGATGATGAAGTTGCCGCTGCGACTATGGTTGATTTGTTTTCTAATTCTATATTACCTTTGTTCCAATTAATGATACCTTGTTGTAACCATTTAGGCAAGTTTTCATAAGCAAGTTGTAATCTACTTAATATATCTCTTGCAGTAGATGATTTGTTAGCAAGTATTGCTATGTTAGAGTTTGGATTAAACAGAGCATAATGTAAAAGATAAGAAATTGTAGTTGTAGATTTACCTGACTGTCTAGGTAGTTTACAAATGGTAAATCTATTATCGTGTATTACTTGTACAATCTTTTTTTGAAAGTCATACATTTTAAATGGTACAAGACCTTCATCAAGCGATACGATACGAACATAGCTTTCCATAAAATATAATGGATCAGCAGCACACTTTTGATATTCTAATATTTGTTCTTTAGTAAACTCTTGTGGTGTGTTTACTTTTTTTAGATTTGGGTTTCCTAAATATGCATTATCGCTCATCTTTAACTTTCTTATTAAATGAATACCATCCTGTTACAATATACTTTTCTTTTGTTTTACTAATTTGACCTCTATGTGTATGAGTCCAATCAGTAGGCCATATTAATGTTAAACCTTTTTTAGCTGGCGATGTTAATTTTTGATGATAAAATTCAGTACCACCATCTTCAACATCATTTAAATAAGTCATAAAAACTAAATGTCTAAAACAGCTTCCACTTCCTTGTCTCTCACAATGCCATATCTTAAAACCTTGACCAGGTTTATAATGTTGAATATTATAATCTTGGTGTATGTCATAATACTGAACCTCATTAGCCCATTCATATTTTTTAACATAATTATCTAGGCACTCTTGTAAATGTAATTTATAATCATAAAAAGGAAAAAAACTCATATCATTTGGTATGCGAATTTCCTGACAATCTTTTTTTTCAGTATCTAGTGTTAAAGGTAATTGTGCACCAACTTTACCTTTATAAGCTATTTCTTTATTCTTTTCATAAAAGTCCAATAAATCATCACACACTTTATCTGGCATGTACCAACCACCTATAAAACTTTCATATGGAAAATTATGTTCTTTCATAAACTATTGCCTCTATGTGAGTATAACCTAATTGAACAGCTCGTGTTACCCTTTGTCCACCTATATGAACACTATATAATTTTTCAGTATAAGGCTTACCACCTACACCCATTCTTGGAGTTTTACTTATTTTATGTTTAAATACTTCAATAGGTTTTTCCATAATATCATTTATCTTATCTACACCTTGATTTAGCGGAACATTATTTTTAATATAATGTTGATTAAAAGTTAGATCACTAATCTTTAGTATCTGTTTTTTCGGGTGTGATATTCTTGCCTTCAAAGTTTTCATTTTCTTTTTTACGCTCTACATTTGTTTCAACAGATTTCTTACTTAACATCTTTTGTAATTCGGCTGTTGATCCTACAAACAATGCGTTTTTAATATTGGCATTTGCTGTTTTAGGTAACTCTTTTAAATCTTTAAGTTTTTTTTGTAAGTCTTGTAGTTTATCTACAGTTTGTCCTACTTGTCCTATTAATTGACCAGCGACTTCATATGCTCTAGGGTGTTGACCCTCTCTCGCAATATCTAATATACCTTCAATCGCCTCTTGTCCTCTTTCAATTAAATTATAATAGTTTTCTCTACTATACTTGTAATCATTGTCAACATCAGCTTTCTTATCATCTTCTTTACGAGGAACAACTGGTTTAAATTCTTGTTTTACAATTTCTTTACTAGGCTCTGTTTTATCAATACCTAAGATTTCATTTACCTTTTCTTCTAATTTACTCATAATACTATTTATTAAACCAAATTATAGTTAATTATACACCTTACATTATGTTCTGGTTGACAACTTGTATGCCAATGTTTTCCATTAAACAAAACAACTCTACCAGCTTTAGGTGTTACTCTTTGTTTTTCTTTTAGGTCTTTAAAAACTGGAACTTTATCATAACCTTTAAATGTGTTTTCATAGATTACAGTATCACCATCACTATCATTGACATAATATAAAATAACTAAATGATCTATGTCGGCATCAACGTGTGGAGCATCAATTCTTCTATCTTTTAAATTTAATGGTAGTTGTAAAAAAGAACGACCTTGCAAACAATCTTGTCTTTTAAAATTTATCTTTTGACAAGCGGCATCTATAATGTTTAATACATCTGTATGATAATCAAAGATTTTTGTTTTATCTGTAATAAAATGATAAGAGAAACCTGGTCGCTGTTGTTTGTTATCTGGTTTTGTAACATCGGCTACAAATTGCCATCTTATTTTATTAAAGATTATATCTTGGATTTTGTTTTGAGCTTTAGAGTCAATAATATTGTCAAAAATATAAATGTCATCAATCATAATATAATATTTAGTTTGTATTAGTATCTTACGATTACAATACCTTTACCACCTGCACCAGCTGTTGGTGAAACTCCAGGATTTGAAGCGGTACTACTACCACCTCCTCCACCTCTATTAGCAGTTCCTGGTTGTCCTGATTGTCCTGGACCTGGTTGAGATTCATGTAATTTATTTCCTTGACCACCACCACCTTGTCCTCCACAACCACCTTGTCCACCACAGTGTGCTCCACCACCACCACCACCAGCGTAGTAAACTGAAGTAGTACCATCTGAGATTGTATAAGCTTTACCTACACCACCTGGACCACCTTTTGTAGGAGCTGGTCTACCATCTGTTCCTGCGGCACCAGCGCCTCCACCGCCTCCACCACCATAACCAGCTACGAAAGTAGGACCAAATCCTTTACCACCAGCATTTCCAAATCCATATGCGCCAGAATTTCCTGGTTGAGTTGGTTGAATAGCAGCACCACCTTGACTACCTTGTCCACTTGTATCAGCAGGCCATGTTCCTCCACCACCACCAGATCCTCCATCTTTACCAACTGTACTAGGTGATTGACTTGAACCACCCTCATAAGTACCACCTGAGCCACCACCTTTAGCAGTTAATACACCACCTTGTCCTAAACCAGGGTTTCCTGGAGTACCAAATGCTGAATCTTGTCCATAATGTCCAGGAACTGGTGATATTGAAGCTCCATTACCAAAAGCAGAACCACCACAACCAACTGTAACTGAAATTGTACCACCTGCTGTAACAGGATAACTTGGGAAGAATATTAAACCTCCAGCACCTCCACCACCACCGTGTTGATTTGCACCAGAACCACCACCAGCAACTACTAATACGTCAGCTGATGTAACCCCTGATGGCACACTAAATGTACCAGAAGATGTGAAAGATTCAGTTACTAGTGCTTTGGAAATAATTGAAAATGCACGTGAACTAGTGTTTGAAGCAGCGTCAACAGCTCTTAATACAAAGTTAAATGTTGTTGTTGAACTTGTTGAAGAGTCTGTACCAGCAATAATAGCTGTTCCACCCTCTGCTGCTGTATTAGTTAAAGTATAACTTGGAGGTAAAGAACCTGATTGTAATTCAAAAGTTACATTACCTGCTGACTCTGGGTCAGTTGCGTTTACAGAAAAACTACCAGCAGTACCTATTATTTGTGATCCTAAACTACCTGCAGCCGTAACATATACAGGTTGTGCATTGATATTAATTTGGTCAGCTGCTACCACTTGTAAACCACTACCATTGATTACTACAACATCATATGGCTCACTTGCATTTGATAAACTTGATATGGCAATAACACCTGTAATTTGTGTTGCACTATTTCTTGTTACGCTATCAAAATTTACGTCAACACCTGCAGCTGTTCTTAACTGAGCTGTCACTGTTGCATCAAAATTTGTTCCTGTAATTGTAAATGTAGCGTTACCTGTTCCATCACCTGTAATTACATTAGTTGGTGATACAGAAGAAAATGTTGGAGCAGTAAGACCTACGTTTGAAGACAATATTTTTTTAAGTGATCCTGCACTTGCGTCATAAATCAAAAGAATATCGTTTGAATTAGCAGTTTCAGCTAATTCTGTATTACCTATAATTACAGAATTATCTAAATGCTCTTCACTGATTGCGTCATCTGTGATTGAATTTGTTTTGATTTTGTTTATTGCCATAAGTCTCTCTTTAGTATTTATATTATTTATTCATCTGAATCGGTGGTTGTATTATATTTTTTACCGTCTGTAAAGTCACTAATTGTTGTAGTAAATCCAAAATCATCATCAGCGTCAGCGCTAGTGGGATTAGGAGTTATTACTATTCTCATTTCTCTCGCTTTATTTGTAGTATCTGTATCAGTATAAACGTCTGATTGTGTTTCTTTAATGACTTTTTGAGTAGATGCTGGACCAAATAAGTAAGTTTTCGCAGTAAATCCTAGTGTGTAGATAACTGCTCTTCTTCTACTAAAATCACCCTCGTAAGTATCTTCATAATTAACACTATTTAAAACTATAGGTATATCTCTTTTAATATTTAATTCAGGTATTGCGTTTACAGTTACAGTAAAATCTGGTTGAAAAAATGGTAAAATTTGTTCTATAATTTGTAGACCTGCCTCAGCGCTAGCAGTAAATGAATATAAATTGTAAGAAATATTATAAGGAACAGGTGTGTAATTATAATTTAATATTTTACCATCTACGCCAGATTTAACGTGTTTAAATTTTTGTACTCTTGTTAGTTTTCTACTCGAATCATATTGAATACCTGAAATCTCAAAACTCATACGAGGTAAGGTAATCGCAAATTCTCTATTATCTAAACTTGGTTGTTGGTCTAGTCTAGCTAAAAACTTTTCTTTAGGTGCGTAAGCTAAGGGTACTCTAATAGATTGTGTTATATTACCATTACTATCTTTTCTTTTGATTTGTATGTTATTAAATATCTGACCAAAACCTATGGTCATTCTTCTCATACTCTCGTTGTAAAAATATGTTCCAAACATTAAAAGTCAACCTCTCCAAACGGATTTCGTTCTGTAAAATCTAATATGTCGTCTGCCGTTGATGATGTATCAAAACCAGCTTGACTATCTAAATCATTATTACTAGCATACGTAGATTGAGTTTGTAAATTATAAGTTTCTAATAACAGATAATTACTATCACCACTTGCACTATCATTTTCTAACAACATTGATCCAGTCTCATTTTCTAAACTCATTTGATGTTGTAATTGATCTAAACTATACTTATCTTCAGCAGCATCAATTGTACCAACACCTGTGTCTAATTGTTCTGAACTATATTCGTATCTAGTGCATACTAATTTGTAAACTGGTAATTGACCTAATTGAAAGAATGGTTCTTGGTCTTGTACAAATTGTATCTCAAAAAAACTATTCATCAAAGGTAGATAAATTATATCACCTTCGTTTGGTCTACCCTCAGCAATCAATGTAGCCTTTTCATCTACTGCCTGATTAAATCTTCTTTTAGAGATCATAAAGGTAGTATCTTCTCTAATCTCTAAACCAAACTTATTAATAATCTCTTGTTCGCCAGCAAA